CAGTCCGTCGCCGGCCAGGGGCTCGGGGTCAATGTGCTCAGCACCGTCGCCCCGAGCCTCACGGCGGTGGGTGGCCAGGCTCGCAACACCAGCGGCGCGGTGCCGGTGCTGGCGGCGACCGGCTACTCGGCCAACCCCTCGGCGGTGACGACCGGCCGCGGCGTCGACCTGCTGGCGACGCTCATCGGCGCGCTGGTGACCAAGCCCTACGCCATCCCGGAGGCGGACTGGCAGTACGCGGCGGCCGCGGGCGGGATCACCAACACCACCGACGTCGCCATCAAGGCCGCCGCCGCGGCCGGCATCCGCAACTACGTCACCTCGATCGATGTCCGGAACGCCCACGCCACGGTGGCGACCGAGGTGGTGATCAAGGACGGCGCGACCGTGATCTGGCGGCAGCTGCTGCCGGCGGCGATGCCGGCGCCGGTCGAGATCACCTTCCCGACGCCGCTCAAGGGCAGCGCGGCCACCGCGCTGAACGTCGCCTGCCTGACCACCGGCGCGCAGGTCTACGTCAACGCCCAGGGCTTCAGCGCGCCCTGAGGCGCGGCCCACAGCACGGATCCAGCATGACCGAGACGATCGAACCGGGCGCGGGAGACCCCGCGCCGGACACCCCTGCCGTGCCGATCGTGGCGCAGCGCGCCCTGGCCGCGCCGGCGACCGTCGACCGCGCCGCCCGGACCGTCGAGGTGGTCTGGTCCACCGGTGCCCGGGCCCGCAACATCGTTCCGCCACTCGGCCCTATCCTGGAAGAGCTCGACATGGCGCCGGCGGCGGTGCGCATGGACGGGCTGCGCTCCGGCCGTGCCCCGGTGCTCGATGCCCACCGGCGTGGCGGCGCCCGCGATGTGCTCGGCCGGGTGGTGGCCGCCCGCCTCGAAGGGGGGCGCGGCTACGCCACGCTGCAGTTCAGCACCGCGGCCGATGTCGAACCGGTCTGGCAGCGCGTCGCCGATGGCACGCTGCGGGCGGTCAGCGTCGGCTACCGCGTGCACCGCTACGAGCCGGTGCCCGATCCCGTCACCGGCCAGACCGTCCACCGCGCGGTGGACTGGGAGCCCTTCGAGATCTCCGTCGTGCCGGTCCCGATCGACCCGGCCGCCGCGGTGCGGGGCGAGGGAGACCAGCGCGCTCCCGCCACCGCCTACGAACCACCCCTGCCCCACGAGGAGCCCCGCATGCCCGAGACCACGCCGCCCCTGCCGGCGGCCGACCAGCTGCCGCCCACCACCTCGCCTCAGGAGCCCACTGTGACGGCCACGCCGAGTGCTGTACCGCCGGAGCCGACCCGCGCGGTGCCGCCTGCCGCGGATCTCGATGCCGTGCGGGCCGAGGCCGAGCGCGCTGCCATCGAGCGCCTCGCCGCCTACGACACGGTGCTGGCCGGGGCGCGCGGGCTGCTGGCCGAGGACCTGCTCGACGGCCTGCGCCAGACCGCCATCCGCGACCGCATCGCCCCCGAGGTCCTGCGCGGCCGGCTGTGGGAGGCCTTCACCCGCGGCACGCCGCGACCCTCCATCCCGGCGCGGCCGGAGACCGGCCCGGCCAATGACGATCCGGCGGTGCTGATCGACGCTATGGCCGAGGCGCTCGCGGCCCGCTCCATGCCCGGCTACCAGCCGCAGGGGAGTGGCCGGCACGCCGAGTTCCTGGGCTGGCGGCCCTCGGACATGGTCGGCGAGCTGCTCCGGGCCCGGGGCGAGCGCAACGTGCCGCGCAACCCGACGCTCTTGGCCGAGCGCGCCTTCCACACCACCTCCGACTTCCCCCTGCTGCTCTCGGCAGCCGCCAACAAGATGCTGCTCGCGGCCTACGCGCCGGCGGCGCCCAGCTACCGGCAGATCTTCCTCCGGCGCGACTTCCGCGACTTCAAGCCGCACCGGCACCTCCGGGTCGGCGACTTCCCGACCCTGCTGCCGCTGCTGGAGAACGGCGAGATCCAGGCCGGGACCATGTCCGAGAGCCAGGAGATCGTCCTGCTGCAGACCTTCGCCCGCCGGATCCGGGTCACCCGGCCGATGCTGGTGAACGACGATCTCGGTGCCTTCACCGACTTCGCCGCCATGATCGGGCGGCGCGTGGCCGATTTCGAGAACGCCACCGCTTATGGCCTGCTGAACTCGGCCAGCGGCGATGGCCCGACGCTCACCACCGGCAATGCCGCGGTGTTCGGCACCGCCGCAGCCCGGGCCAACAAGGCCTCGGCCGGCACCGCGCTTGACCTGCCGAACCTGGCAGCTGGCCGCGCCGCGATCATGAAGCAGAAGACCCTGGACGGGCTGCCGATCGCGGTCGGCTCGTCGATGCGCCTGCTGGTCGGGCCGAACCAGGAGCTCGCGGCGCGGCAGCTCACCGTCTCGGTGGGGGCGAGCCAGACCTCGAACGTCAACATCTTTGCCGGCTTCGTGCAGCCCCTGGTCGAGCCGCTGATCCAGGCGAACCGCTGGTACCTGTTCTCCGACCCGGTCAGCGCGCCCGTCTACGTCTACGGCTACCTGAACGGGGCCGAGGGGCCGCAGGTCACCACCGGTCCCGTGTCGGGGGTCGATGGGGTCGAGGTCTCGGTGATCTTCGACTTCGGCGTCGGCGCCATCGACTGGCGCGGCGCCTGGTTCAACCCGGGCACCTGAGCCCGGCTCCTTCCATCCACCGTGATCCACCGCAGAGGGCGCCCTTCCGGGCGCCCTCTGCGTTTCCGGAGCCTTCTTCACCATGCGCAACTACGTCCAGCCGGGCGACAGCCTGGCCGTCTCTGTCCCCTATGCGGGCGGCGTCACCGCCGGCCAAGGCGTCCTGGTCGGCGCCCTGTTCGGCGTCGCCGCGGTGGATGGCGCCCAGAACGCCACGATCGAGGTGCAGACCAAGGGGGTGTTCGACCTCACCAAGGAGCCCGCGCTCGCCATCACCGCCGGTGCGCGGGTTTTCTGGGACAACACCAATCGCCGCATCACCACGACGGCGACGGGCAATTTTTGCGTCGGCCTCGCCACCCAGGCCGCGCTCGCCGCCGACGCGACGGTTCGGGTGGTGCTGCTGCGTGTGCCGGCGAGCGGGGCGTGACCATGGATCCCAAGGCCACCCGCGGCTGGCGCAACCGCAATCCCGGCAACATCGAGCACGTCCCGGCCAACAAGTGGCAGGGCCTGGCCGAGCCGGCCTCGGACGGCCGGTTCTGCCGCTTCACAGGCCACGAGTACGGCCTGCGCGCCCTGGCGGTGCTGCTGATCACCTACCAGGACCGGCATGGGCTGCGGACGCTGCGGGAGATCATCGCGCGCTGGGCGCCGCCGGCGGAGAACGACACTGCCGCCTACCTCGCCGCGGTCGCTCGGCGGATGGGTGTCGGGCCGGACGACCCGCTCGACCTGCACCGGCATGACCACCTCCGACCGCTGGTCGAGGCCATCGTCGCCCATGAATGCGCCGGGCTGGCCTATCCGGCTGCGGTGCTGGATCGGGCCCTGACCCTGGCCGGCGTGCCGCCGGCGGCGCCGCGCACGCTGGTGCAGGTGGCCGCCGCGACCGACACCGGCCGCGGCGCGCTGCTGGTCGGCGCTGCCGGTGTCGCCACCGCCCTGGCGCAGGCCGCCCCAGCCATCCAGGCGCTGGGCGACCTCGCGCCGGTGGTCGCCATCGCCGTCGTCCTCGCCGCCGTGGCCGGTGTGCTGGCCTGGCGGCTGGGCCGGCCGGCGTGAGCGCCTTCGCCGCGGCCCTGGGCGTCCTGGCCGCGGACCCGAACCTCGGCAGCGATGCGGTGTACCGCGCCGGCGGCACCGGGCCGGAGGTGATGCTGCGGGTCCTCCGCTCCAGCCCGGATCGGCTCGCAGATGCTTTCGGCACCACCCTGGTGCAGGCCACCGACGTCCTTGCCGTCGCGGTGACGGCGCTGCCCGCCCTCGAGGCGGGCGACACCTTCGCCCTCGGCGACGAGGTGCTGACCGTGCAGCACGCCGAGCGCGACGCCGCTGGCATCGCTTGGCGCGTCCTCTGCCAGCAGTAGGAGACAACCATGCCCGACCCCGAGCGCCTCGGCGCGATCCTCAACGAGGCCCTGCTCGCCGCCGGCCTCGGGGTGCTCGGCACCATGGCCCGGCTCGCCGCGGCGGATCGGCCGCTGCTCACTGGCGGCTTCCTGCTGCACGCCCTGGCAGGTGGCAGCCTCGGCACCGGCGCCTGGCTGATCGCCCGCGCGGTCGAGCTCGAGGGCTGGTGGCTGTTCGCGGTGCCCTGGCTCGCCGGCACCCTGGGCTACGCCGCCCTGCATGACCTGCTGCTGCGGGTGCTGAACCGCCGCCTCGGCGGGCCGTAGTCGGTGCGCCTCTCGGCCGCCATCGGCGATCTGCGGCAGGCCCTGGCGGCGGAGGTGCGTGCCGGTGAGCGCGCCGCCACGGGGGCGGTGCGTACCGAGACCGAGGCGCTGAAGCGCGAGCTGCGCGGCCAAGTGCTCGCGGCCTTCGGTGGTCGGGGTCGCGGTATCGCCAATGCCTGGCGGAGCCAGGTCTTCCCCCGCTCCGGGGTGAGCCTGCGTGCCGCCGGCCTGGTCTGGACCAAGGTGCCGAACGTGATCGACGCCTTCGAGCGCGGGGCGCTGATCCGGGCCAAGGGCGGCCGCCGCTTCCTCGCCATCCCGACCGGCTTCAACGCCGCCCGCGGTTGGCGGGGGCGCGGCGACAAGGGGCTCCGCGTCACGCCGGCGCAGATGGTCGCCTCCGGCCAGGGCTTCCTGCGGCCCTTCCGCTCCGGCCGCGGCTTCGTCTGGTGCCTGCCCCTGCGCCAGGGCGAGCAGACCGGCCGACGGCGCCGCACCCGGTTGATCGCCGGCGGGCTGACTGAGGTCGGCACCGCCAACCGTAAGGGCCGCGAGGCCTGGGCCCGCGGCCTCTTGGAGCAGGGGATGGTGCCGATGTTCCTGCTGCTACCCCAGGTCCAGCTCGCCAAGCGCCTCGACGTGAAGGGCGCGGCCGACCGCGCCGGCGCCCGGGTGTCGCGGCGCTTCGTCGCCCTGTGGGAAGCCGAAGCGGGCCGCGCCGCATGAGCGCCCGGGAGACCGCCATCGCCGCCCTGCACGCCCGGCTGCAGGCCGGCCTCGCCGCCCGCACTCCGGCGCCGCTGGTCCTGCGCAACGAGACCGTGCCGCAGCGCCTGCCGCCGGGCGGGCTGGTGGTCCTCCGCGACGGCGAGGCGGTGGAGGAGACGCCGCTCCTCTCGCCTCTGGCCTGGGCGGTCGAGCACCGGGCCGAGGTGGAGGTCACCGTCCCTGGCGCTTCCCCCGCTGCCCGCGCCGCCCTGCTCGATGCGCTGTTGGCCGACATCGCTGCTGCGATCGCCGCCGACCGCACCCTCGGCGGCGCCGTGGACTGGGCCCAGCCCGGCAGCCCCGGCTTCGAGGACGTCGAGGTCGAGGGCGCCGCCGCAGCGCGTGCCGCCCTCGTCCCCGTAACCCTCTGGTTCACCGCGGCGGGCTCGCCGCTGTCCTGACGGAGATACCCGACCATGGCCCGCGCCATCGGCGCCAACACGCGCCTGCTGATGCTGCCGGAGAGCACCTACGGCACCGCGCCCACCGGCAACTTCCGGCGGCTGCCCTTCCTCTCCTGTGACCTTGGCGCCGAGCAGCCGCTGCTCGATGCCGACGTGATCGGCCTCGGCGGCACCCGCGACGCCGCCGCGCCCTTTCTCGACACCGTCACCGTCGCCGGCTCGGCTGTGGTGCCAGTGGACCTGATCAACATCGGCCACTGGCTGCGCCTGCTGCTCGGGGCGCCGACCACCACTGGCACGACGAACACCACCCACACCTTCAAGT